AAAAAGCGTTTTGAGAAAATCCTCTCAGATGTGTTTATCAAGCCACAAGGCAAACCTACTCTTGTACCGCTTGAAGACAAGAGACCAGCAATGGGATATGCTCAAGCACAATTAGATTTCAAAGACGAATAATATTTTTTAGCATGGAACGTAATCCTTCTATTATATCACCAAAATTGGTAGGAACTGCTTTTGGTCATGACCCCAATAATATGATTGGCTATGGTATCAATTGTATTAACTTTAAAGCTAAACATAGAAAGCTTAAAGGTTATATGAGAAATAATAGAAAAAAGTAATAATAACAACTTAAATTAAAAGACAATGAGTAATCAAGTAAATTCAACCAAGGTTGTAACTGGCAAAGTAAGATTTTGCTATGTAAACGTGTTCGAGCCCACAGCTATGAATGAGGGCGATACTCCTAAGTATAATATCTGCGTTCTTATTCCTAAGAGCGATACGGCTACTATTGACAAAATCAAGAAAGCCATAGAAGCTGCAAAGGAAGCAGGTAAGGCAAAACTCGCAGATAAGAATGGCCGTATCCCAGCAAATCTCAAATTGCCTCTACGCGATGGCGATGAAGAACGTCCGGATGACCCAGCATTTGAGGACCACTATTTCATCAATGCAAACTCGATGCGTCAGCCGAGCATTGTGGACCGCTCACTTAATCCAATCATGAGCAGAGACGAGTTCTATTCGGGCTGCTATGGCCGCGCTTCAATCAACTTCTATGCTTTCAATGTTTCATCCAAAGGCATCGCTGCTGGATTGAATAATCTTCAAAAGCTTGAAGATGGAGAGATGTTGGCCGGTGGCTCAACCGTTGAAGAAGACTTTGGAGGTGAAAATGCTATGGCTGATGACGATATGATGTAATTTCCTCTCTGCATCAATGAGTATAGTAGTTTAATGATAAAACTTACTTCGGAAACCGTCTGTGGAAACCAAGTAAATGTGGGTTCGAGCCCCGCCTATACTCCTATTGGGATAGTAGCTTAATGGAAGAGCAGCGTGGTACCACTTAAAAACAACGAGAGCAAGATGCAGGTTCGAGTCCTGCCTATTCCACAATTCTATAATATCGAATAAAGAAATAATGGCAAAAAATCTTTTTATAGACGTTGAAACATATTCATCTGTAGATATTAAAGAGTCTGGAGCTTATAAGTATATTGAGTCACCAGACTTTGAAATTCTTATAATAGGATATGCTTTAGATGATGGCCCGGTAAAGATAGTAGATTTGGCTCAAGGTGAAGAAATGCCTGAAGAGTTTGAAGAAGCTTTGCTTGACCCGGATTGTGTAAAAGTGGCACATAATGCAGTATTTGAGCGCTTGAGCTTTAAGCGTATAGGATATAATGTTCCAGCAGAACAGTGGTATTGTACCTCTGTAAAAGCTGCGTATTGTGGTTTACCACTTTCTTTGGACGGAGTATCAAAGGCTCTTAATCTTACAGATAAAAAGCTAGATACTGGTAAAGCACTTATTAAATACTTCTCATGCCCATGCAAAGCAACTCGAGTTAATGGCATGCGTACTCGGAATTATCCTGAACATGCTCCTGAAAAGTGGGAAATGTATAAGGAATATAACAAGTATGACGTACTTGCAGAGCGTGAGATATTTAAGAGATTAGAGGCATATATCATTCCTGATATTGAGCACAAGATGTATGTGCTTGACCAGAATATAAACGATAGAGGTATTTTGGTTGATATGGAATTAGCAGAGTCTGCTATCGCAGTAGATAACACATATACTTCTATCTTAACGCAACATGCTCAACAGCTAACAGGGCTTGAAAATCCAAACTCGCCTGTTCAAATTAGGCAATGGATTGAAAAGACAACAGGATGTGTTGTTATGTCACTTTCAAAGGAAACAATGCCTGATTTAATGAAAGAGTTTGCAGATTATCCAGATGTTATCGAGTTGCTTAATATACGCAAAAAGCTCTCAAAAACGTCTATTAAGAAGTATTATGCTATGCTTAATTGTGCCATGAAAGACCATAGAGTCCGTGGTACATTTCAATTCTATGGTGCAAATAGAACTGGACGATGGGCAGGTAGATTATTGCAATTGCAGAACTTATCAAAAAATCATATATCACATATAGAAGTACCACGTGAAATGATTAGAGCGCGTGATTGGGAGTCGGTTGAGATGATGTATGATGATGTTGCAGATATTTTGTCCCAGTTAGTAAGAACAGCTCTTATAGCATCGCCTGGTAAAGTATTTAGTGTTGCAGACTTCTCAGCTATTGAGGCGCGGGTTATATCTTGGCTTGCAAATGAAAAATGGCGAATGGATGTATTCCGCGGAGACGGTAAAATCTATGAAGCTACAGGAGCAAAGATGTTTAATGTACCAATATCTGCTATTACAAAAGGTTCAGTACTTCGCGACAAATCAAAGATTTCAGAGCTTGCACTCGGTTATGAGGGCTCATTAGGAGCACTTAAGCGAATGGGTGGTGAACGTATGGGCTTATCAGATACTGAAATGATGAGCCTGGTGCGTAAATGGCGCTCGGCAAACCCTGCAATTGTAGATATGTGGAAAGAAATAGATGAAGCATCGAAAGAGGCTGTCAGATACCAAAGACCAGTATCATGCACATGTAGAAATATAATTTTCGACTGTAATGGTGAGTTTATGACAATACAATTGCCATCTGGCAGAAAGCTATTCTATTATGGGCCTAAATTCAAAGATAAGAAAATAGGCCGTTCTACGATGCCAACCCGAGTATTATGTTACCAAGGAGTTGTGCAAGAAACTAAGCAATGGGGCGAAATTGATACGTATGGAGGCAAATTAACAGAGAACATTGTACAAGCTATTTCAAGAGATTTACTTGGCAATTCTATGTTAAATCTTGAGGCTAATGACTATCATCCTGTGTGCCATATACATGATGAAGTTTTGTGCGAAGTCCCAGAAGAGAATGCTCAAGCATATTATGAAGAAATGGCAAGCATTATGGGCACTCCTCCTGAATGGGCATCAGACCTTCCACTAAGAGCAGATGGATATACAACACCATTCTACTTAAAAGATTAAAAATATGATTTGGCTGTATTTATATATTGTTTACGCATATTATGCAAGTAGATAAATTGAAATATGATGAAAATTTGAGCATAGCAGTTGGACTAAATGTTTCAAGTAAAGTATGGAAAAATACCAAAACTACTTGGAGCAATTTAGTTCAAAAGCTAGCTACTCCTGTAGTAACCGCTGAAACATATAAGCGGTTTATAAGTGCCACAAAAGAAGAGCAAAGTAAGATAAAAGATGTAGGCGGATTTGTAGGCGGATTTCTTACAAATGGTAGGCGTGATAAAACAAATGTACTTTACCGCCAGTTAATTACATTGGATATTGACTTTTCTCATGAGAACTTTTGGTGGGACTTTACAATGCTATTTGATTGTGCTGCGGCTATTCATTCAACCCATAAGTCATGCCCTGAAAAGCCACGACACAGATTGATAATTCCACTTGATAGAGAAGTATCGCAAGAAGAATATCAAGCTATTGCTCGAAAAGTCGCTGGAGACCTAAACATTGATTTGTTTGACCAGTCAACTTTTGATGTAAATAGACTTATGTTCTGGCCGTCTGTATCATCAGATATGGAGTACTACTTTGAATTTCAAGACGGACCTTTCCTTGAAGCCGATTATATTCTTGGGCTATATAATGATTGGCATGATACGAGTGAATGGCCAACTGCTACAGATAGCACAGATGTAATAATGCAAGCTATCAAAAAGCAAGAGGACCCAGAAGATAAAAAAGGCATAATTGGTGTTTTCTGCCGTACTTATACTATACAAGAAGCTATTGAGACTTTTCTTTCAGATGTATATACACCAGCTGGAGAAGGACGATATACATATATAAATGGCTCTACAGCTGCGGGCTTAATAGTCTATGATGATAAATTTGCATATTCTCATCATGGAACAGACCCTGCTGGAGGTAGACTATGTAATGCATTTGACTTAGTTCGCATACATAAATTTGGCCATTTAGATACAGGCAAAGAAAAAGAAGACAAAGATAAAAAGAGCTTTAAGGCAATGGAAGAATTTGCCTCTAAGGACTCTACAACAAAAAAGCATATTGCTGAAGAAAAGTTTGCTGAAGCTAAATTCGAGTTTGCAGAAGAAGCAAAAGCAGAAGTTCCTGAAAAATATGATACTTCATGGACAGAAGAGCTTGACGCTAATACAAAAGGCGAATATGATAATTCTGCCAATAACTTGAATATAATAATTCAGCATGACCAATTCTTAAAAGATGTATTTAAGCTAAACATTTTTGATAATAAAAGATATGTTACACGTTCGTTACCATGGCGTAAAGTCGATACTGTGGAGCCTCTTCGTGATGTTGACTATTCTGGTGTTCGTAATTACATTGAGTGTGTTTACGGCATTGTGTCAAGTCAAAAAGTGGACGACGCGCTTGCGCTTGAATTTGAAAAGAAAAAGTTCCATCCGATAAGAGAGTATATATGCGCTCAAAAGTGGGATGGCATACCGAGAGTTAATACATTATTGATTGATTATTTTGGAGCAGAAGATAACGCTTATACTAGAGCCGCCATTAGGAAGACGTTGGTGGCGGCTGTTGCGAGGGTATTCGAGCCAGGTATTAAGTTCGACACAGCGCTTATACTTGTCGGAGAACAAGGAACATATAAAAGTACTTTCGTTAAAAAGCTCGGCATGGAATGGTTCTCAGATACATTCACGACTGTGCAGGGCAAGGAGTCATTTGAGCAGATACAAGGGGCGTGGCTGATTGAAATGGCAGAGCTTTCAGGCCTTAAGAAAGCAGAAGTAGAGTCAATCAAGCACTACATATCAAAAAGAGAAGATATGTTCAGGCCAGCGTATGGTAGAACAGTAGAAACATATAAAAGGCAGTGTGTATTTTTTGGTACTACTAATAACAAAGATTTCTTACGTGACCCAACAGGAAATAGACGATTTATGCCTATAGACGTAAGGCCAGAATATGCTACAAAGTCTGTAAATGATGACCTTACACAAGATGAAGTAAATCAAATATGGGCTGAAGCATATCAGTTATATTTAGCAAAAGAGCCTTTATACCTCGTTGGTGATGAAGATATAATTGCTAAGATTGAGCAGCATAAACACTCAGAAGCAGATGAGCGAAAAGGTATTATTGAAGAATATCTTAATACTAAATTTCCAGATGATTGGGATAAAATGGACCTGTACGACAGAAGACGTTGGCTTGAAGACCCATTGTCTAAAAACGGTACAGTACAAAAAGACTTTGTCTGCATTGCTGAAGTATGGTGTGAGTGCCTCGGCAAAGATAAGACAGAAATGTCAAGATATAATACCAGGGAGGTTAATGAAATTCTTAGGTCATTGCCTGAATGGGAAGCTATAGCATCCACTAAGAACTTTCCTTTATATGGTAAACAGAAATACTATAAACGTAAAGATAGCTTATTATGATAGCAAATTTTTATAAAACGCAATACGGAAATTACCGTAATTCTGTGCTTCTTGTAACAAGAAACATAGAACATATTCCGTCTGTCAAAACGATTGTTATATACAATGGCCAAAAGTTTTGTGTTGACAAACTGGAATTTAATTTGGATAAGTGTGAGTATAACATTTATATGGCCAGGCTATGAAATATGTAATACTAAGAGCTGTATGCAAATTCTCCGATGGTTCTTTAAGAACAATAAAATATGATGAAAACCATGTAACAGAAGAAAATGCTTGCAATGATGTAGCCCAATTCAAGAAAAATCTTAAAGATAAGCTTAACCGGTCATTGCAAATACTTGGAGTAACTGTAAGTTCAATAAATTTAACTTATGAAGAAAGAGACGGTAGACAGTGAAAAAGTTGTAGAGCACAAATTGGTTGAGCTTGTTAAGATAAATGGTGGCATGTGTATAAAACTGCTGTGTGACCAACTTATAGGCTTACCAGATAGAATGTGCTTATTTCCGGGCCATAAAATAGTTTTTGTGGAATTAAAAACAACTGGGCGAAAGCCTAAACGCATACAGGCATATATGCACAATAAGCTTAGAGCTTTGGGTTTTAGAGTTGAAGTAATAGATACGATAAAAGGCGTTGAACAATTTATAGATAGTATAATTTATGATAAGTAACATAGTTGCATTTATAATAGGTGCTTTGTTTGGTTTAGCTTGTTTAGCTATATTTAACAGTAACAAAAGATGAAAGAAACAGATTTACATAAATACCAATTGGCTTGTGTTGAGCATATAATTACTCACCCATTTTGTGGAGTATTTCTTGATATGGGATTGGGTAAGACAGTATCAACACTGACAGCTGTAAACTATTTGATGTTTGACTATCTTGAGATTAACTCAGTGTTAGTCATAGCACCAAAGCGAGTAGCTGAGTCAGTTTGGCAAGAAGAAGCAGAGAAATGGGACCACTTAAAGCATTTGCGCTTTTCTAAGATTATAGGTACTGCTAAACAGCGAATAGCAGCTGTTATGGAAACAAAAGCTGATATTTATATCATATCAAGAGATAATGTCGCATGGCTTTGTGCTTTATATGGCGGAGGCAAATTACCTTTTGATATGGTAGTAGTTGATGAGCTTAGCAGTTTTAAGTCTTATAAATCAGAGCGTTTTAAGGCATTACGCGGCGCAAGACCTTATCTTAAAAGGTTAGTAGGACTAACTGGTACACCCGCTCCAAATGGACTTATTGATTTGTGGCCTCAAATATATCTTATGGATAGAGGCGAGCGCCTTGAAAAGACAATATCCAGATATAGAGAAAGGTATTTTCGGCCAGGTCAAACGAATGGTCATGTCGTATATTCATACGATTTGATGAGTGACTCAGAATATCTAATACATAAGAAAATAGAGGATATTTGCATAAGCATGAAAGCCGATGATTATCTTGAAATGCCGTTTAGGACAGATAACTATATAAAGCTTAGAATGCCTGAAGCTCTAAAGAAGCAATATGATGACTTTGAAAAGAATAAAGTGCTTGACTTAATAAGTGCTACTGAAACGATTGAGCAAGAAGACGAAAATGGTAATTCAGTATTTGTTGAAAAGCCTGTGGAAGTAAACGTAGTCAATGCCGCTGCCCTTTCAAATAAATTACTTCAATTTGCTAATGGAGCTATATATGATGAAGAAAGAAATGTGTTTCCAATTCATGATATTAAGCTTGAAGCTCTTAAGGAGATAATTGAAGATGCAAATGGCCAATCTGTGCTTGTAGCATGGACCTATCAATTCGATAGGGATAGAATCGTGGAATATCTTAAAAAATATAAGCCAAGAGAGCTTAAAAACAATAAAGATATTGAAGACTGGAATGCTGGTAAAATACAAGTTATGTTAGCGCATCCAGCATCAGCAGGCCATGGGCTTAATCTTCAAGCAGGAGGCAGTATAATAGTTTGGTTTGGGCAAACATGGAGTCTTGAATTATATCAGCAGTTTAATGCTCGATTATATCGACAAGGACAGCAAAATCATGTTGTTATAAATCATTTGATATTGCAAGGCACTCACGATGAAGATGTAATCAGAGCACTTAAAGCAAAAGATAAAAAGCAAAATGCCTTAATGGATAGCATAAAAGCAAAAATTGACAAATATAAAAAATTTATGTAATATGGGACGTAATGGAAAACAAGCTCCGGTATTTCCGGAAATGGTAAAATTTGTTAACGATAATGTTGGCAAAGTAGTAAGTTCAAAAGAAATTCTGCTTGGTAAAGAACCAGGTAGAAACTCAGAAACTGCATATCTTTATAAGTTTGTAAAACTTGGGTATGTAGAGCCTGTAGGCGATAATAGCTTTGTGAAAGATAAAACAGCAAGCTTTAAGGTGATAAAAGAATTTCCTAAGCATTACAATTCTGTTATGTTTATGGATGAAATGAGAGTGGCAAACGGATTTATAGCTAATAGTCATGCGCGAAAAGTATATTAAAATATCAAGGTTAAAGGTTGGAGATATATTCTGTTATCGCAATGTAATATATGAGGTAGTTATGAAAAATAAATGGTCAACTACATGTAAATATATAAATGATGCTATAACTCCTATTCCTAAATATCTTTATTGTGATTTTAATAATTATACAAAAGTAGAAATATGAAAGCAACAGATGTACAAATAGGTGGTAACCATTATAAAGATATGGCTATGCAACCAATAGAGCTTATAACTGCTTTAAGATGCTCTTTTATACAAGGATGCATTATAAAATATATTAGTAGGTATAAAGCTAAAAATGGAGTGCAGGATATAAAGAAATGTATTCATTATGCTCAACTAGCTATTCAGCTAGGAGACAAAAGAAGATGCAACGATAAAGCTCTCTCTCTTAACATAAATAAGTTTATTATTAAAAATAAACTGACGATACTTCAGCGGAGAATTATTACTCAAACTGCATATAATAATTATGAGCAAGTTATTCAATTTTGCAAAGAATTACTGCAAATAGAATATCCAGAAGAGCAATAAAATCTGGCCAAGTTAAGAAGTGTTAAGTGAGTGCATTTTATAATGAAAAAATTTTCTATTCTCGGAGAAAATTAGTATATTTGCATATCTAAATAAAGATAATAAAATGGACAAGAAAAGAACCTTTCAGCAAATAGCTAAAGATATAAAGTCAACATGGCTTAATGTATATTTTGGCGCAGTGCCTTATTTAGAGGCAATGCTAACACTTGATACTTCAGACCCGAATGCTATGTATTTTTATGATACCGCAGGAGATATTGTTAGATACTTCTTGGCAAATGCACAAACATTTAGAGGTGCTGATGCAAAAAGATTAAAAGCAGAACTAAAATCGATGCTGTAATGGATGAGATACTTAAACTGTTAAAAGAGAATAACGAAATGCTTGAGAATAATCCAGAGTTAAAATATAAAATAATAAACAGTTTTAAATCATGAGTAATATATTAGAACAAGCAAATCAGATTGTGAATGAGCGCTCAGAGGAAAAAGAGCGTCAGTACGGGCCTTTTAAGGCATCAATGGAAAGAGCGGCAGCTCTTTATAACTTGATGTCGCCTAAAGACCAGCAAATAACAACCGCTGGTATGTATAGAGCTATGATAGCTCTTAAGTTATCGCGTGAGGCTTATGCGCACAAAGAGGATAATCTTCTTGATGCGATTGCTTATATGGGCTCTATGAATGACTACTTAGAAGAACATAAAGAAATTTTTAATGACAAATAATCATGAAGCAGTTTATTAAAAATTTTTTAATAGGTTTATGCCTTGCACCTATAGCAACAGTGATAGCATGTGTAATGATTTCGCCTATATTTATTATGATGTATGTGCATAGTGAATGTATACAAGGGCTATTACTGTTAGTATATATGGCTTTATTATTTGCCGCCATTGTGTCGACTATTAACAAACTATCAAAAAAATAATAAAGAACTTAGAGATAAAATTAAAAATAATTATGGCAAAAGTTTATAACACAACAGACCTCAGACCAGACCAGGCGTTTGAGCGTCATGTATTCCACAGAGACCAGTTTGCGCATTATTTGCGTTGGACTCACATTTTGAAAGAAGCCAAGATAGGTGAATCTATCGTTGATTTTGGCTGCGGGGCTGCTAATTTACTTGAGGTGTTATACCGAAACAAATTTAAGCAGAAAGAGTATATTGGTATTGATATTCGCGAAAAAACAATTCAACAAGCTGCTGAAAAGTATGCGGATGTACCTTGGGCTCATTTCTATGTTGCTGACCTTGCTAAAAACTACATGGATTTTAGCCAATTTAATGCTGATAAGGTTTGTGCATTTGAAGTACTTGAGCACGTAGGCAAACAAAATGCTCATAAGTTCCTTGAGAACTTTAAGGCCTGTGGTAATAACAATGCTACTTATTACCTTTCAACTCCAAATTATGACCCATCAGTTGGAGCGGCTGGTAATCATACTTATGATTCAGGCGATGGCCGCGGAGTTGATGTACAAGAGTTTGACCATTGGGAGCTTGAAGGCATATTGAAATGTCACTTTGATATTGTAAAGAAGTTCGGTACATTTGCTTCGGCTAAAGACTATAAGCCTCTTATGAATGATTGGCAGCAGAAAATGTTTAATGCTCTTAAAGAGTATTATGACTCAAACCTTATTGCTAATATCATGGCTCCTATGTTCCCTGATGTGGCGCGCAATACTCTTTGGGTATTGAAGCGTAAACCTGGAGATGTAAAAGCTCCTAAAGCTCCAGTAGAACAACCAACTTTATTCGATGACGATTTAATGTAATAAGAATATGAAAAGTTTAATTTCAGTAACTCCAAGAGAGTTTAAACGCAACTTCAATGAAGTAATGGAAATGTGCACAGATATGTGCATGACAACCAATCAGGAGATTATTATCACTGTTCCTACGAGCAGAAAGTCAAATACTCATGCAGAAATAGCCAAGCTTGTTCCTGTAGAAGGAGGCATTAAGTATGAGTACAACAGAGAGCTCATGGATAAGCATGGCATTAACGCTTCTAATCCTAAAGCTGCAAAGATTGAAGCTATTATAGCCGAAGCTTTTGAAAAATCTAGATTGGCCGAGTATGGTAGAAAGAATAAAGAGGCTTTAGAATATATGCAAAAAGCAATAGCACTCGCAGTCGAAGAACTTGTTAAAATGATGTAGCCATGAAGTTTGCAAAAGTAAGAAATGTAAAGTCTCCAACGAGAGGAACCGGTAAAGCAGCAGGAATTGATTTTTTTGTTCCTAACTTTGGTAATAGCAAAGATTTTATAGTCAATCCAGGAAATGACCTTCTTATACCGTCTGGTATTAAGATGGAAATTCCCGAGGGCTATATGCTCATGGCTGCTGACAAATCAGGTGTAGTGACTTCTAAATGGGCGTGCCTTGGAGCTGGTAGAACGCCAAAGGCAGAGGCATTTGAAAGTATTGTTATACTCGGTGCCAAGATTGTCGACGAAGACTACCAAGGAGAGATACATATCCATGTTGTGAATGTTGGTAGAGCCAAAGTCCATATTAAGCCAGGTATGAAGATAGCACAGTTTATTCTTGTGCCTGTGTCTTACGAAGGACTTGAAGAAGTACCTGAAGCAGAGCTTTTTAGCCGTTCCTCCGAAAGAGGTGATGGAGCTCTGGGCTCGACTGGAAGTTATTAAATGAATTGATTTATGCCTTATTCTCGCGCGTAATATCGCATGCAAAGTATGAAACAAAAGAAATATATTCAGAAAAATGCATGGGCTCTAGAGCGCGCGAGAATATATAAATCTTAAGCAATGAAAAAGAAAGCAGTAGAAATACCAGAGGTTATTTATACAGACCAGTTTCTCAGATTTGTAGCAGTTTATGCTAACAGGTTTAGAGCAACAAATGGTTATGGAAGATGGCTTGCTGAATATAGGCGAATGGATGAGCAAGGTATGTTTAAGCCTGAAAAGTTGAGAGAATTATATATCAAGATACTGGATGGCTCAAATACTTTATCATACATATATTGGGAGGCCGTGCACTATATATGCGCACAAGCGCTTGACGCAGCTAAAACATTTGCTTTAACCAATTCATTTGAAATTAGAGTAATAACTGGTGAAATTGCTTTTAATGACGATGATGAAGAGCTCAAAGATTTATCCATAGAGGAAGCATTGGCTATATGCAAAGCCATGAATGATGAAGCTGAAGAGCTTTTGTTTAGAGTTTACAACAGCAATACAAATAAACTTGTTAAGTGATATGATAATGATAGCTGAAAATACTCTTATAATAGATAGTCCGGCTGACTTAGAAGCTGAGATGTGCCGATATAACTGCTATACAAAAGAAGAGCTTGAAGAAGTTCTCTGGTATGATTATGGTGCAACTCTAGTGTTAAACTTTGAATATGAAGAAGCATGAATATAGTATATAAAAACGCAACTAGGGCTTTTGAGGACCTATATAGTTTTATTATAAGACAAGGAGTAAAAACTAATGTTGGAACAAAGGCTGTTTATAATGTTGGCTTTTATTTATTAAATCCTCAGCAGCGCATAATAACAACGAAATGGCGTAAATTCAGCGAAAAATACGCTGAACGCGAATATGCCTGGTATATGTCAGGCGATAGAAGCGTAGCAGAAATTAAAAAGTATGCTCCTATATGGGATAAAATGCATGGTGGAGATAATCTTGTCAATTCTAATTACGGATGGCAGTGGAGTCGTAATCATCAATTAGAAAAATGTATTGAGCAACTTAGAGAAAACAAAGATACTCGTCAAGCTTGGTTTACAATCTTTGACGGCAAAGAGAAGGATGATTATAAATATGACACTCCTTGTACTTTGTCTGTAGGTTTTGATATTAAGCCAGGCATTGAAACTCTTGATATGTGTGTAACCATGCGAAGCAATGATTTGGTTTATGGCTTTTGTAATGACCAGTATTGTTGGACTAAGCTTCAACAGTTAGTAGCTGATGAACTTGGTTTGCCTATAGGCACATATTATCATTTTGTTCATGACCTTCATATATATGAAAGGCACTGGGATATGAAAGAAAAGTATTATAAAGAACAACTTAAAAAACTTGAAAAATGAAAGTAGCAAACTTAAAAGTAATTGACGTAATACAAATGCCTCAGTTTGAAAATAATATCGAGGCTTGTATAAATGAGTTATATTTAACTCGTACAAAAATGATAAACGAACATCCAGATATTCAATTCAAAAGAGGTCCTATCGAAAGGCTTCAAGAAAAGAAAGTATTTGGCCCTAAAGCTCTTGCGGCTCTCTATGTTAAAGTAGTTGATAAAGCTATAGATACAAATGAATATCCTTCTGCGCTTAGAACCTTTATCAAAGGAATAGGCGATGAAGCTTTTCATAGAACTTATGTTAAACTAAAACAAGCTGAAGAAGAGCAAGAAGGTAAACAACAAGTAGTAGGTATAAAGAAAGATAACTAATATGAAAAAGATAGCTAAATTCGTATGGATATGTCTTGGAGTGATATATGCTCCGGTATATATTGCCTCTTGGCTGCTTCATAAAGTAGCAAGATTGGCATTAGCAATTTCCTATTTTGGAATGTTTGAAAAGACAGTTGGCAAAGATATAATTAAGCATTTGTTTACATGGCATGGAAAACATTGAAGAAAGATATGGTGACTTAACAGATAAGGAATATCTTGAGTTTCTCAGTGAAATAAAAGGTGATGATGAAGAAATTGAGGAAGCTCAATCTGAGGCAATTGAAAAAATTACCTTAGAAGAAGAGCATGTTGAATTATCTGAAGAAGAGCAGGAAAACAGAGAGATTGAAGCTAGATATGGAGATAAAATGCCATGGACAGGCTTAGGTCCAAACAATTGCCAAGGTGTAAAACTATTTGGACCTGAGGGACAGCGCAGAGCTGCGATGGCTAGCATAGAAGCTAAAAGGAAAAAGTCTCAACGGCTTAAAGAAGATAGAATACGTATTCAGCGTGAAGCTTTCAGGCAAGAATATATACGTCTAAGTGACCCTATAGGAAATGAAAGGATTAAGCTGTTAGTTTCATCGCTTGTTAAAGAACACACAAGAATGGTTGATAAATACTCAACTTATATAAACAAGCGATTAACTACTTTACTTAATCCTTTTATTCCACGTAGGTTAAGAATATGTAAAAGCTTATATCCTGACTCAATTCGTCCATGCCCTGGCTTTTTATATAAAGCAAGTGAGGAATATGGTGCTGGATTAACTTTCTGGACAATGCCTAATATCCCATATTACTTTGCTCAAAATACAGAGCAGAAAGTTCTTATGGAGCATAAATCACCATTCTTGGTAAATGTGGACCAGTCCATAAAGTTCTATCATGAGCATCTTAAAAAAAGAGCGGACAAAGAGCTTAAATATGCTTCTTTAATATACCAAAAAGGTGTATACTCATACTTTGACTTGTTAAGACTTAATCCATTTTGGTATGAAGTTCTATATAATGATTTGCAAAACAAAATTAAAGAAATGGTATGAAAAGTAATAACACTAAATTAGCATTGCCAAGAATTTTAATCTATCAAGATGAAGACTGTAAAATCCTGGTAGATTATTTGGTGTATAATGGCTTTCAAGTAATAACCTCAACTGAGGATGATATACTAATCAAAATCAGAGAAAAGAATTATGACTTATGCATATTAAGTCATTATAAAACAACAGATGCCTCTATGAGGCTAAAGCCATTAAAATTTTTGCGCAAATCAGATGATAAAATACCTGTAATAATGGTATCAGATAAGGTCCGATATGAGTATGTAATTGAAGCATTTGATGAAGGTGCGGATGATTATGTTATAAGACCATATAACATTGAGGAGCTTATAAGAAGAATAAAAGCCGTTCTAAAAAGATGTGGTGTGCGAGTAAGAAGTATAGAGCCATCTTATGAGATAGGCAATTACCTGTTTAATACAGTAGATAAAATTCTTACTATAGGCAATGTAAAAACACAGCTTAATAATAAACAAAGCCAAGTTCTTGCTTTATTATGTGCCTATAAAAACGAAACATTACCCAAGAAAATACTTATGCAACAAGTATGGACTGATGATAACTACTTTAATAAACGTAGCTTAGATGTTCATATATGTATGCTGCGAAATATGCTTAAAATGGATAACCGAGTAGCTATAGAAACTATACGAGGAGTTGGTTATTCTCTTGTTATAGAAGAAGATGAAAGCTTAATGTAAAAAAGGCAGACTACTTTTCTGTAGTCTGCCTTATATTTCTCTCGTTCACTTGTTAAGCTATGCGCTTCTTGAAATTCTTCAAAAAATACAAGCTCATTTTTCCTGTTACAAAATCCTCATCTTGATTGCCTGTATGAAAACACTTAAGGCCATATTTATTGGTATAAACCTTAAAATCACCACGTAATTCTCTCGTCCCAGTTTGGTTATTAAACCACCATACTCTAATATGATTTGCATCAAGCCATTTTATTTGCTGCTGAATATATTTAGTAAGGTCCTCATATTCATCATAATCAGCTTGGTCTTCAACATACGGAACAAAAGTACATTCTATAAGGTCTGAGTCATCAACTGCTTTCCAATTATCTTCTATATAAAAATTATTGGAAAACATTTCAGATACCTCATTAGCTTCTTCCAAATTGTCTTCATCTAATGGCTCTTCGCCATAATACAAAAAGCAAAAAGCATCATTTGATATTTGCAAAGTCTGCTTTTTGCTGTAATCTAAAACAAAATTGCTCATTTATTCTCCCGTTCTATAGTTTCACGATATTTCTTCTCAAGCTCTGCTATTTCATCTAAAGCAGCTTGAGGCTGAACTAATTGAACAGCTACTGGCAGTTCATTTCCTTCTTGCATTGCCTGAATTGACTGAGAGCCATCAAGCAAATTTTCTTGCTGTACCTCTTGGGTATTCTCTTGTTCATTTATTTCCATATCGCAATTATTTATTTTTGTTCAACATTTCTCTCGTTGGGGCCTTGTGATATTCTCCTGTCCAATCGCGGCGGATATTCTCTCGGCCATTTCCTCTGTTAACTTCTGTACCACACTCAGGGTCCAATGTGGACAATTGCTGCATAGTCCACTGTGCACACGAGCTACACAGCTTGTACTCTCAGGCATAAGCTGTTTAATCATAATGACTATGCGGCTTTTATGTGTTCTAGTGTGTAACATTTTTTAACAGTTTCACTTTTATTCTTTTATAAGTTAAAGTACAAAATAATCTTGATATAAATCACTGTTTTACAGACTTTAACATAAAAATTTTTCACTGGTTTATTGCAGCTTTAATATAAAAATATAGAGCTCTAAACGCCTCGAAAATATATGAAATTTCATTATTCTCGTTCATTCTCTCTTCATTTCTTTTTATAGATTTAGTTTACTATTATTCTCAAATAAAAGTGTCCTAGAATGCACGAAAATGAGTCAACTTTTTAGCCATAAATTTAACAGCTATTTATATAACTGCTTAGTGGCTTAAAGCTCAGGAAAGTCCATACCTCAATTCATATTATAGACTTTATAAAAATACATTGATAGATACACTTCTTTTGACCTCTATTGCGTCGAATTGAGTTGACCCATATTATAGTACACCCAAAGCCTAAAAGTGTCCTAGAACGCGAAAGAAGCATGTTTCTATGAGTTTACATATTTTAACATAAATCACAATAATACAAAAATAGCTGCATACTTAGATATGCAGCAAAAAAGAGCCGCCTCGAAAGAGGCGACTCCATGGGAGAAACGGTGTCAGGCGGCTGTGTTATGCAAGTGACTCCTCTTCGGCTGTAGTTTCAACAGGAGCTTCGGCAGTTTCTCCATTTACCTGACCGGCAAGATATTCATCCAGCTCCTTCTTTGCATCCTCGAGCTGCTTCTTTTTAGCTTCCAGCTCTTCCTGAGCTTTCTGCAGCTTCTCCTCCGCCTTCTTCACATTCTCCTCGCAGCGAATTACGCGGTCCTGAGGAGTAAGTGGAGTACGGGTTGCTGCTGCCTCACGGCGTTCAAGATACTTGGCATTGAGCTGTGCACCTTCTTCATCGAACTCTTCGGTAATCTTAATGCCCTCGGCTTTTACAACCTTGTGCATAGTCTTCGTTGCAAGCGGATTGCCTTCGATAGGAGCCGGAACTGAAATGCGGTAGAGCAAACGCTGAGCTCGTTTGTCAGGCACGATTGCCACAATACGGCCAGCTACCATTTCAATGTGCTCTTCGCCGTTTTCGTCTGTAGTGCGGTATTTCTCAAATTCTACCGTTTTGCCCACGTTGCCGATAACTTCGTTAACCTCTTCGGCAATTGCTTCCGGTGTCCATTCAACTTTGTCTGCCGGGTCTTTTGCTTTGCGAGCGCGGGCTTTCTTCTCCGGCTCAACGACTTCATCCAGAATGCGAACAAGATTGCTGTCGTGTACCTTAACGATGCGGCGTCCGTCGTCTGTCTTGATTGCATAGAGCACCTTATTGCTGCGCTTCTCTTCAATCACTCCGGCGATATAGCCGTCAACCCATTCTGCAGTGTTGAAAGGAACTGCCTGACAACGGTGGTTAACGTTCTTCTTCAGCTCTTCGGCCAATGCGTGACGCTCCTCGTCGGTCATCTTTGGCTTTTTCTCCTGAGTTGCCTTGCTGCCATTGTAAAGCGGGTTGAGCCCGCCATTCTCTTCAGCTGCCTTAATAGCTGCTTCTTCCTCAGGGCTGAGCTGAGTTTCTTCTTCACTTGCAGGAGTCTCTTCTGCGGTTGCCTCAAGAGCTGCAGGAGCAGCGGGGGCCTGAGCCTGTTCACGAGCTGCGAGTACGGCCTCGATAGCCTTTTTGTCTTCGTCACTTGCTGTTGCCAAAAGAGCGTTCAGCTTCTTCGTTGTCATCTGCGAAAATTTCTTTGTTGCCATAATGCTGTAAATTTTGAATTGTTATTAAAATGTTATTGTTTAATTTTGATATTGCAAATATACTATGTTTTTTTGAATTATTGAGCTGCTTTGGGAACTTTTTTCCAAGTTTTATGTTAAAAAATATCAATTGAGTTTCTTAAACGGCCCTAAGAGTCCGAAAGTACTTATATTATATCCCTCCTTGCCAAAGAATTTGAGTGCCATATTAGCCAATTTCGTTGTCCCTAAGGCATCCGAAGACACTACTATGATAGCTACATGGCCCTCATCGTTGGACACGATAGCGTTATCCGAAATAGCTTTTATAAAGTTCTCCATACTGTCCAAATTCTCTCGAGTGGCTTCAACTTCAAGCCTATAAACCGTTACAAACATTTCATTTCTTGCCATGTTATTTAGCTTTTACGGTTTTGTAGCTCTTACTTACCTCTACACTGAACACGTCGTGCCAAAGAGCAAATCGGATTGCTGTTTCTGAGTTGTCTTGTTCAACTGCAATTGTCGGTGTCAAAAACAATGTTTCTGACTTGGTTGCTGAAAATTTCATTGTTACCATATTACTGTAAATTTTTATTAGTTGCTCCGCAACAATATTGCGAAAGCAAGGGTTAAACTTAGTGCCGCTGTAGGTGTCGCTCCTAAAATCCGCTTCGCTTGATACTGTTCCACGAATATCGTTTCTTTCCGCAGCGGCTAAGGTCATGCATTCTCTTGAGGAGTGCCGTCCCATTCTGTTACTTGCTCGAGTACAATGTACCGGCGTTGCTTTGAGCGACACATAAGGGCCGCATAGCTGTCTGCATCTGTTTTGTTATCAAACTTCTCCACAACTGTGGGATTGAAAATACCGCCGTTATAGGCAACTGCTACATAAAAAACTGTTGTTTCCATATTGCTGTAATTTGAATTGTTAATATCTTTATTTTTATAGTGCAAATATACTACTTATTTTTGATATAGAACACTGTTTTGAGAACTTTTTGAATTATTTTACGCCCATTTTTGCGGCGTATTCATCAATCTGTTCTCTTGTAAGCCACTCAGGTTTAACCGGCAGCAAATCGTATAGCTCTCGCATTTTATCGATTTGTTTCTGCTCATCTTGTGCCCAAAGGCTGTGTTTAGCATTTCTGCCGCCATTACCAAGATAGTAATTGCAATCGCATTGAAGCCGGCTGAGTAACATATACTCAAATTTATAGTCTTTTGCTGCCACGTTAGTATATTCTTTGAAATTTGTGAAGGTAAATTCTCTTGCCGTACATAGTTATGTAAGCATAGCCTTTTCTTTTGCTGTAACGTATCTCTTGCCAGCGTCCACGAGTTACCTCGTTGTCACGAACTACGTATTTGACTGTCATTCTATAGCGCGCGGCATCTCCTGAGCGAGCTATTTGTATTTCGTACACTCTTGCGCCGTCGAAATATACGCCAGTTGCTTTGAATTCTGATTTGTTATTCTCCATTGCTGTTCTCTTGTTTTATTAGTTCATAACTCTTGGCAAAACGTACTCCAAAGCTGAAGTATATTTCTCCCGTTTTTACTGTCACTTTAGCTGTATTCGGCCAATCGCGTCTGCAGTTATGCAGCTTCATTCTCTCGAGCTCTTTGTCTGTAAGAAGCTCGCCCAGTGGGCACACTCCGCTGCGGTCATCCATAACTCTGTTGTAAATTCTCTTGCGGCCCATATTATTCTGGTATTACTGTTATTGTCCATTCAAAGCCTGTTATTCTCTCGAGACGCTCCTGCTCATGCTCTGCTGACTTCTGATTCTTGCAGATAGTCGGGCAGTAGCCTTTGCGGTATCTCTTGGGCTGCACTTTCCACGTTCTGAGGTCTGTGCTCTCCTGCAGCATTTGGTGGATATGCTCCGCCCATACGGCTCTGTCTTGTTCGCCTCTCCCGGTTTGAGCTATGATTTGGCTCTCCCGGTCTGTGCTGTCAATTTCAGCACGGTCGCCATATCGGCCATAAGTTACCTGGCAACCCAGTTCCGTGGCCTTGTCGATTAAGGCTTTCCACTGTTTGTCAGAGTACTCACTCCTGTAATAGTTCTTTGTCATAACTGTAATTTTTAGATTTGTTATAGTGCCCGGCAGGAGAGTCGAACTCCTGTACGTCCAACCCGGGGGCGAACGGCCATTCGTTTAGCGAATGTTTATGCCGTTCTCGTCTACTGTAATTACCTCAACCAGCATTGCCTTGCCAGGTATTTCTCTTGTCTCGGTAATTTTCTTGCCGTCCTCTTCACGCTCTACTGTCTCCTTTTTCGGTTTGTCCTCTTTGTAGATACAGTAAGTGTGTTCGTAGTAGCCGCGCAAGTCGTCGCGTTTTGCTGCGTCCTTGATACACTCGAGGATATTTTTTTCGGCATAGTAGTGGCATTCACTGGCAAACATTCTCTCGCCGGTTACTTCCTCGTTGTCAATTCTTACTTCTCCTGTTTCCAACATGCTGTTTGGAATGTTCGTCAATACGAAACGGTAATTTCTGTTTACTTTCATTGCTGTAAATTTTTATTGTTAATTCTCTTGTTCCCGGCAGTGGAGTTGAGCCACTGATGCCATTACGGCCATTCTCCCGCCCGGGATGTTCTCCTGTTATGCGAGCACTTCGTACAGTTCTTCAAGCGGCTCCGGTATTCTCTCGTCTATTTCTCTCGCCAGCTTTTCCATTGAACCACAATATACGTGATACCTTTTTAACATATAATCACGAATTTTTTTAATTTCTCCGAATGATAATTCGAACAAGAATTTTTCTAACTGTGTCATATTCTTTATTGTTTTATTATTTATATTGTAAATATATACTCATTTTATTTGAGCCGGAAAAACTTTTTATGTTAAATTTTCAATCTGTATCTGTTAATTTTTGTTTCCAGATTTTGATTTATTTCGTTCATTATTTCCGATATGCAAATATACAAATAATTTTTGAACTAGAAAAATTTTTCATGATTTTTTTGGAAATTTTTTTGCCTGTAAAATAAATAACATATAAAAATTTTACGGGTTAAATCGTATTAAATTTCCTGGTTGTTTCGTTAATAAATTAAAATAATAATTTTATACCTGTCAGCTAATAAAATAATTGGAACCTGAAAATATATTTGGTTAGGAAGTGTTAAATTTTCGTTAAACCTTGTTGGAGGAGAGGCTATGAGCCTGTAAATGGTTTGGAACCTGAAAATTATTTTAGTTAAGAGTCGTTAACAGGCTGATAGCCTTATAGAACTTTAACGAATTAAACCATAATTAACGAATTAGGCTGTCAGGCTTAATGCTTTTTAACCAAATAAATTTTTATATTTTGAAAATTTTGCCTGTGTGGAAATTAGGCCCCTGCCGCAGCGCTTGGGTGCCCCCTTATATATAGTATATAGAGCCATGTCCATAGGCAGAAAAATTTTTTGGCTTCAAATCATTCTCGCAAATTGCCACCAAATCAAAATTCGCAAAGGCCATCATTCAGGCATTCTCGCAAAAAGGCTGTAAACAATGTAAACAATAATAAACAATGCATTGTTTCTTGATAAGTGATTGATTTTCAATGAGTTAGATATAAATAAACAATATAAACAATAATTATCTAGTAGACCGTAAAATATGATTTGATAGTATTTTATAGAGCTAATAATAGGCTTGTCAGAAACTATCAAACTAAAAATAGGATGTATAGGGAGATTGGATTTTTATTTATTTTGTTTATTTCATTCTAACTCATTGAAAATCAACAGCTTGCGCAATAAACAAAAAATAAACATAGGGTAAACATAAACTATCTTGTATTTATTTTCTATTCTCGCAAGAAAAATTACCAAAATGATATTTTTAACAATTAAAATATATATCGTTTGAATTATATTTTGTATATTTGCACTATAAAATAAAAATTCACAGCTATGCTAGAAATATGCAATAAAAAAATCGAGGTCGATAGCCCTGATAACCTCACATCTAAATTCGCGATATTTATCGTTGAATTTGAATATGATAATAGGGTGTATGTAGGCCACACAATTATGCTATCAGTAAAAACAGAATTAAGAAAATTTATAAATTCTGTATTAGACGATAGCATAAAACAAAATGTACTTCTAAAAGAGTCAATGAAATATAGTAACACCCTATATGTATCTATAAAGGAGCCAAGCGAATATACATTAGATGCTTTATTTAAGCTTAAGTATAAAACTATATTATTAAATAGCTGCTATGAGCCTTATGGCTTTAATAAAATATATATGGCAGGCAATAAGTATGAAGAAGAAAAGAAGTATATAAGACTTGTGCGCGACCAAATAGGAGATAAATACGAAAAAGTAGTATTAGCTTCTAATGCAAGACCTATAAAAGAATATGCTTATGAAAAAGGCAAAGGCTATACAGAAGTGGCAGAATGGCCTTCTATTACAGCCGCGGCAAGACACTATAGCTTAAATGCCAGTAATATAGCCGCATGCTGTAGTGGCAGATTAAATACAGCTTATAAACGCTTATGGAGATATTCAGATTAAAAAGAAATTGATATGAAAACAGATAAAATAGCACAGAAATTAGCAGATATATTGCCAAACAGGCCAGTAGTTCCTGGAATGTCTAATCCAGACACATCCAAGCTTGTAGAACAAGAGGCCACGCGCATTAAATCAAAACAAGATGCAAAGGAATTGGCTCGTATTAAGTATCTTGAAAAGCAGAAGCTTAAAAATCTTCAAGTTAAACAAGAAAAGCGTCAATCATTAGCAGAAGAGCTTGGCATGGAAGAAATACCAGATGGTCAAACTGAGTTTCAAGCCAAACGTATCGCGGAGCAGCAAAAACGAGTTGAGGCTATTGAGGCACTTGAGGCTCAGACTGTAGAGCCGCTTAAAGCAACTGAGTTAGCAGAACGTCATGACTCGGGCAGAGGTTCATATTCATCAGCTATACGCTCAGCACTTCAGTTACAAGGAGCATCAAGACCTGAAATAACAAAACTTCTTACTAGCCTTAATATCAATTTAAGTGTTCAGCTTACAAAGCAAGACACGGCTAATTTATTGGCTTGTTTATTAACATGTAACCACTCGCAGCTACAAGCCTTAACGGCTAATAAAAAAGTGCCGGTTGTAATAAAAACTGTAATTAAGCGCCTTATTGAAGACGAAAAGCTAGGTAACATTGAAACTATAGAAAAATTATGGGATAGAATATTTGGCAAAGGACCTATGCAATTAAGTCTCCCAGAAGGACAGCAGCTGCAAACTGGAATAATACCAAATCAACCGGTGTCCAGAGAAGCTTATATTTTGATACGTGATACTTTAATTAAATAGCGATATGAACATTTTAGTAGAAGAAACAATGAGAGCCAAAGAAATAGCTCTTTCACATGACTATCTTACTAAAGTATTGGATTATAATAGTGAGACAGGTGAGTTTATATGGAAAATAAGCCCGAGTAGAAACATAAAAGTAGGAACTAGAGCTGGTGTTGTAAATAAAACTGGCTATAGACTTATAAGCATAAATAATATAAGATATAAAGCCGGCAGGCTAGCCTGGTTTTATCATTATGGAGAATGGCCTTCAGATGAAACACCACAGATTGACCATATAAATGGCAATAGGTCAGATGACCGCATAGTTAATTTAAGGCAAGTTACAGATGAGCAAAATAGTAGAAACCAAAAAGTTAGGTCTACTAATACATCTGGACGCACAGGCGTACAATTTCATAAACCTAGAGGTAAGTGGATGGCTGTTATAAGAAATAATGGCAAATATGAGTGCTTAGGTTACTATGCAAAATTCGAAGATGCTGTAAAAGCAAGAGAAGCAGCTGAAATAAAGTATGGATATACAGTAAGAAAGGAGGGATAATGGACTCGCTGAAAACAATGCAAGAAAGAGCTTTAGATACTACAAAGCCCGGAACTGTAAATCCTAAAGAACTTCTTCAGGTTGAATTACTATCTTCTTTTGAGAAGTATACAAAGTGCATGTTTAAGGCGCAATACCATAGAAGTTTTATAGTTGCAGAACACCATAAGAAAATGTTTGAAGTATTACAGGATGTTGTAGATGGTAAGTGTAAGCGACTTATTATCAATATAGCTCCACGCTATGGTAAAACTGAACTTGTTATCAAATCATTTATATCATGGTGTTTTGCATTAAATCCAAAATGTCGATTTTTGCATCTATCTTATTCAGATATACTTGTGAATGATAATTCTGAAACAATCAGAAATATCATGCAAGAAGAGCTTTATAAGACTCTTTTTCCTAACTCAGCTCTTGCATCTGAAAAAGGGTCAGCTAAGAGATGGAAAACTAAAGCTGGAGGAGAACTTTATGCAGTATCAACTCAAGGCCAAGTAACTGGATTTGGTGCAGGAGCAGTAGACGAAGTACCAGATATTGATAAAATGGACGGAGGCAATGATATATTCACATTCGATGACCATACAAACGAGATGCTTGATATGATAGGAGCTACAACAAACATTTTCCAAGGTGCAATTGTGATTGATGACCCAATTAAGCCAGAAGATGCTGAGTCAGATATTGTTCGCGAGCGCATCAACATGCGATTTGAAAACACAATTCGTAACCGTACTAACTCGCGTAACACTCCAATCATTATAATAATGCAAAGGCTGCATGAACATGACCTTTGTGGCTATTTGCAAGAGATAGAGCCAGATGAATGGACTGTTTTATCACTTCCGGTTATACAAGTAGACTCAGAAACTGGAGAAGAACATGCACTTTGGCCAATGAAGCATACGCTTGAAGAGCTTTATAAGATGCGTGAGATAAATCCGCTTGTATTTGACACACAGTATATGCAGGACCCAACACCAAAAGAGGGTCTTATGTATGAAGGATTTAGAACTTATAAGATAGAAGAGCTTCCAACAGGCACAAAAGCACTTCAAAAGTGGAATTATACTGATACGGCTGACACAGGAGCCGATGATTTGTGCTCAATTTGCTTTATAAATACGCCTGAATACTGCTATATAACTGATATTTTGTTTACGGATGCACCTATGGAGGTCACAGAGCCAAAACAAGCTGAAATGCTGACCAAAAATGGCACGGTTGAGGCCTTAATCGAGTCAAATAATGGAGGCCGTGGCTATTCACGTAATGTAAAGCGCATATTAAGAGTTGATTTGCGTAATTTCAGGTGTGCTATTAAAACATTTACACAGACAGAGAACAAAAAGGCCCGCATTTATACAGCTTCTGCTAATGTTCAAAGTGATATTTTGTTTCCAGAGGGCTGGGAGAGAAAATGGCCCAAATTTTATAAGGCTCTTATGTCATATCGTAAAGATAATAAGAAAAGAAACCAGCACGATGATGCTCCAGATTGCTTAACAGGAGTATATGAAATGCATGCAAGAAAAGGCGGACGTAAAAAAATACACTTAAGAAACTAAAAATTCATATTCTCGCATTATTCTCGTAATTTCTAGGCTTCTAATTATATATGAATGATAAATCATAAGCCTTGAATGAACATAGCGCGAGAATATGAGATAAAAAATACCTCTATAAAAAATGTTAAAAGCAGTACAACTTATAAAGAAATTTAGTATATTTGCACTGTGGAGAAGTCAATTCGAAGCAAAAATACAGGTAATTCGATGCAAGTTAAGGGTAGCTGCTCGGTAGTATTAACATTAAAAACATAAATAATATGGGATTAAACTGTGGATGCCCTGCCGGTGCTCATATCGCCGACCTTGAGATTGCTGAATGCAAGGAGAGTATGGGGCAAGTTCAAAAAGTTGCATTCCAGCGCATCTATAAGACAGCTGGAACAAAGAACTCTGTCACTGACCCGACTAAGAAAGCATCGTTTTCTACCTTGTTTTCTGCAGCTGATGGTTCTAAGATGACAGTTTCTCCGTATATTCAAGGACCTACTTCTGAGTCTGGTGCAGCTCGTACATTCGGCGGTGGTAACCAGACACTTGGAGGTATTGAGATTACAATTGGCCGTGAGCCGACAACGTTCTCTGCCACTATCTATCAGGAAAGTCAGAAGACAATTGCACAGCTGAAACAGTACATGTGTGAAGAGATTGGTGTTTGGCTGATTGATGAAAACGGCAACATCGGCTGCTTGGTAGATGACCAGGATGAGCCTACAGCATACTTCCCAATTCCTATTGGTAAGTTCTTTGTTGGTGACAAAAAGCTTGGCGGTTTTGAAGAGCCGGACAGCAATACCATTGAATGGTCATTCTATCCTAACTGGAGTGATAACTTCTACATCATTAAGCGCGAAACATTGGACTTCAATCCTCTTACAGATTGGGTTAATGCCGCTTCTGTTGGGGCTTAAAACTTTCAGTTATGAGAAAGAAAAAAGAACAAACAGTAACGTTGGTTGTGCCTAAGTACAATATGAAGCAGGAGTTTGGCATTCAGCATGCCGAACGCCTGCTTGATATGGGCACAGCCATAAACGGTGGATGGGAATTACCTAAAGATAGCAATTATATTTACGACGAAGAAAATGGCCTTAGAGTTAAATCAGATAAAGCAAATTTTGCAAAAGCCGACTAAACGTCAGGCTATTCAGAAAGCTGTAAACATGCAGCGTCGTCTTAGATTTCATACTGAGACGAATGTTGCTGTATCTGATATTAACCAACCTACGACCATATTCCTTGATTGGGTAAGACAGTTGCTTCCGAAGGATAAATTCAACATATTCCTTCATCTGTTTAAATTTCCGTTGCCTACACCTGCTGTAGTTGAGGACGTTTATAGAGAACTCGAAAGGGTTTTCTATAGTCGTAACTCATCAAGCTCATACCAGTTTACAGACTCAGAGCTTGCAGAAGACTGGTCTCAGTATAAAAAGAATAACCTCAATGAGCCAGAGGTGTGGAAGACAACCGGATGGAAGAGAATGCAGGTATCGCCAAATAGTATTTTGGTAGTAGACCTTCCTCAAGTACAAACATCTTTGCGCCCAGAGCCGTATTTTTATTGGCTTGAGATTGATGCTGTAATTGATTACCAGACTTCTAAACTTGATGAAAATCAGTTTGAGTGGCTTATTTTCAAACAGCCGGAACATCGGATAGCTGTATTTGATGATACTTTTATAAGAGTATATCAGCTGAATGAGAAAAATGAAATTCAGTCACTTATTTCAGAGGCAAAGCACGATTTAGGATATTGTCCAGCTCGGTTCTTTTGGTCAACACAACTCAATGAGAAAAATAAAGACCTTAAGAAAAATCCAATTACAAAAGAGCTGTCAAATCTTGATTGGTATTTGTTCTTCTCTATTTCGAAGCAGCATTTAGACTTGTATGCACCTTATCCTATATATAGTGCGTATGAAGCTGATTGTAATTTTGAGAATAATGAGACTGGTGATTACTGCGATGGAGGTTTTCTACGCAATGCAAAAGGCGAGTATAAAATTCTCAATGATGGAACAGTTGAAAAGTGTCCTTGCTGTAGCGAAAAGCGTATAGCTGGTCCTGGTTCATTCTTAGAAGTTCCTATACCAAATCAATCTGAAGGTGTCGCAGATATGCGTAATCCTGTTCAGATAACTACTATCGATAAAGACTCACTTGATTATAATGTCAATGAGTGTGCAAGGCTTAAAAATGAGATTGTAATTTCTGTTGTTGGTTCAGGTGGTACTGTAAGTGAAAAAGAAGCCATCAATGAAACTCAGGTAACTGCTAACTTTGAAAGCAAAACCTCAGTTCTCAATGCCTTAAAGACCAATTTTGAATTGGCACAGAAATTTGTCGAAGATACTGTTTGCAAACTCAGGTATGGAGGTGCTTTCATATCATCTTCTGTAAACTGGGGTACAGAGTTTTACGTTTTCACAGTAACAGAGCTATATTCTAAGTACAAACAAGCAAAGGAGAATGGTGCGTCTAACTCAGAACTAGATGCTATATCGCAACAAATTCTTGAAGTTGAGTATCGTAACAATCCTTTGGTACTTCAGAGAATGCTTATCTTAAAGCAATTGGAGCCATATCCACATAAAACGCTGGATGAAGTGTTAAAATTGTATGAAAAAGAGTTATTAAATGAAAATTTGGTAAAGCTTAAAATAAATTTTAGTACTTTAGTCGAAAAATTTGAACGTGAGAACATTAACATAATTGAGTTTGCTTCAAATAAGCCAATGAGAGAAAAAATAGATATTATAATAAAAAAACTTTTGGAATATGTTACAGAAATTGGAACTTCAGCAACTACAGGCACTCAGTCTTGAGGATATTAAATCTTACAAGAAAAAGGCCGTAGAACGTAAAGCAGAACTAGAAGCTGCTAAGGCTAAAGGCGGAAAAGCTTGGACAAGCGACTTACAGGAAGAGCTTGATGAGGTAGTTCTTTTCCTAGTAGATGTTGATGATGTTATCGAAGAAAAATCATCGGCATCGAAAACACAGGCTAAGGGTGGTTATACTCCTAAGCCGGGTACTGAGAAAATGGTGCATTTGTCAATTGTGCGCGGTCGTAGGTTTAATCCAATGACTGGCAAAGAAGAGTCACCAGCATATACTCAAATGTTCACATTCGCAGAGTGGCAGCTTTTCAAGAAAACGTATAAAGGCCTTGGCTATACCATTATGGCGGCCCTGCATGACCCATACGGAGATGCTGCAGAGTTAGTACAAAAGTAATTAACAATAAAAAACAAAGCTATATGTTAACAATTGAGATGCTACGACAGAGTTCAGCTTTAACAGGTCTTACAGATGACCAGCTGAATGCGATTGCTGAGATGTCAAGAAATGATGAGAATACAGTTATTGGTACTAAAATCGGTGCATTGCACGGTCAGTATGATGCTGATATTCTTGGCATTACAGGTATTAAAAAGAAAGATGGTGAAAAAAGTTATGACTATGCTAAGCGCGTACTTGGTGAGTACAAAACTAAAGCAGAGTCTACGAAAACAATTCAAACTCAGCTTACTGCTGCTCAGGCACAGGTCGCAGAGCTCCAGTCTAAACTTGAAAAAGGAGCTGGTGATGAAACTTTGAAACAACAGCTGAAAGATGCTAAAGCTCAAGTAACTCAGCTTCAAACTCAGCTTCAGACAAAGGAAACTGAGTTCAATACAAAAAAGGCAGAGTTTGATAAAACTATTAAGGACACGCATGTAGATTATGCTTTTCAAGCTGCTACAGCAGGTCTTAAGTTTAAGAGTGGTATTACTGAGCCTATTCAGAAGACGCTGCTCAACGCTGCAAAAGCAGAAGTCCTTGCAAAAGGTACTCCTGATTTCATAGAAGACGGCCAAGGAGGAAAGAAGCTTGTTATTCGTGGTGCGGATGGTAATATCCTTAACAATCCGAAGAACAATCTTAATCCTTACACGATGCAGGAGCTTGTAATGGAAACGTCGCTTAAAGATGTAATTGATACAGGTCGTCAGCAGACAGGCGGTGGAACAGGAGGTTTTGGGTCCGGTTCAGGCGGAACAGGTGGAACACTTGACTTGTCTGGCATTAAGAGCCAAGTTGAAGCCGATAAAGCCATCGAGGCACATCTGCTCGCAAATGGTTTGACCCGCGACTCACAGGAATTTGCAGACCAGTCAATGCAGCTGAGAACTGAAAACAATGTGGCAAGTTTGCCTATTAGATAATGGCACATTCTAAGAAATAAACAAAAAATGCTATGAGGCGTAAAAGGGTAATGCACCATATTAGCATAAGTATTAATAATTAAAAAACTTAAAAGTTATGAGTCTAGTTTTAACACGTATCCAGAACATTCGCGCGAACTCTAATTTTGATAAGTTTGAGTATCGCCCCAGTAGGTACGGTGCGCTGAACGCTTTTATGGTGCAGTCTGAAGACCCTACTGGCATCCTCACTGAGGAACTGAAGCAAAAAGCGAGAACCTCCATCGGTAACACGCTGGAAACTCCGGTGATTGACTATGATGCTGATATTACTATCGGTAGTACTCGCACCTTGACAATTGCCGACAGTGAAAATACTTCTAAAATGGTTCAAATCACGTTTGCCACTTATGCATGGGGATTTACTATCGCTCCGGCAATGTATATGAACAATGAAATTGGCATTCAGAAGGACTTTGAAACCAAGATGATGAAGTACATCTATGCCTTTGCGAAAAAGCTTGACGAAGCAGCTCTTGCTGCTCTTGCAGCCAACAAAACACGGGTTTTGAAAAACTCATTGTTGTATAACTGGTCTTCTAATGCCATCAATGCAAAGTGGACTGAACGTGAAAACGTATTTGGTGACCTTGAGGTTATGATGGGAGCAAATGACTTCTATGGTCAGTTGCACATTGTAGGTGACCCCGGCGTTGAGTCTATTATGCGTAAACTGCAGCAACACGGTCTTTATAATGACGTAAACAAGCAGAATGAATTCGGCACTAAGATTGTTCACCTGACAAACAACATTGCAGCTGTCGAAGATAAGTATGCTCAGGGTTATGCTGTAAATGCTGGCTCTCTTGGAATGTTGACCCGCTTTGAGCGTGACTGCTTGCTCGGAACTGTTTCCGGTGATGGCCATGAGTGGGGTATTGCTACTTTGCCTCTGTTGAACATGCCTGTTGGTACATACTTCTACGATTCTGTAGGTGACTACAATACTATCGCAGGAGCCGCTACTGCCGATATGGTTCGTACTCGTAAAGAGCACTATGGCTTTGCTGTTGACGTGGCCTTCTTGACTGCATATAACAGTGCACCTAGCACTTTGGCAAGTCCTATTCTGGCATTCAACGTATCAAGTGAAGATGCAGTTTATGCTAAGCCTGTGGTTGTTGTCAACTCTGAAGACAATCCGGTTAACACTAAGGAGGCTTCTGCAGAAGTTGGAGGATAATAAACCGATAGCAAATCTTTGAGTTGTTATTAGCTTTGGTAGGAGGTACACTGAGCCACTAGGCGATAGTGGCCTCCTATTTTTCATTAAAAATTAAGAATTATGGTTAGAGCCAACGATATACAAGAAAAGCTGTTACACCTTATTGGGTGGGAGCAGAATTATGATACATCAGACTTAAAAATATCTGATGCTTTAACCGTGAGTGAAAGTGGCCTATATTTTCAACAAATTCATCCTTTGCTGACTTTGCAGAATATGTCATGTATTGCTCCGGACTTTAAGAATATCACTTTTCCAGAATATGACCCTGAAAAGGAATATAGCAAAGGCAATGTAGTTGATTATCAAGGTACACAATATAAAGCGCTTCAAAAAGCACAAGGAAAACAGCCTGATATTGAGTCTGAGTATTGGGTTGAAACCAATTTATTTTCTGAATGGCTTGAGAGCAAAACAAAAGCAAGTATTCAAAAAGCTATTGCTAGATACTGCAATGAAAAAACGGCAGAAGGAACAAACAAGCCATTATGCGAAAGTCGTACTTTGTTCGATGGAACAGGTAGATTAGTAGATACTGTAAAGAATAAGAAAAATTTAGTTGGCTTTGAAATTGTACCAGTAAGAGCAAAAGGTGTAACCACGAAGATAAATAAAATATGTCTTCAGTTTACTAAAGCTGGAGAATATACTTTGTATCTTATGCATTCAAGTATGGATGCTCCAGTAAAGATTATAAAGCTTAATAAGATACGAGATAATAGTGCTGAATGGTTTACAGTCGATGACCTCTATTTGCCATACCAAAGTGAAGATAATGATGCAGGAGGAAGTTGGTATTTGTGCTATTTTCAGTCTGAACTTCCAGAGGGAAGTCAAGCTATTAGAAAAAATAAAGACTGGTCAAAAGAGCCTTGCGGTTCATGCTCACGTAGAGAATTACTTGCTTGGATGGCATGGTCTAAGTATCTTGAAATTCATCCATTTTTTGTAAATGAAGAACTTGTAGATGCAGTTAATTTCAATGATGACTTTAATGAAGATTTTGCAAAGCGCCCACTTCATCTATGGGATGTTGAAAATAATCAATATACTTATGATAACAACTACGGATTAAATTTAGAAGTTACTGTAAGCTGTGATATTACAGATTTTATAATTGAACAGAGAATGATGTTCCAAGATGTCATAGCTAAGCAGGTAGCTGTAGATATGTTACGCGAATTTGCATATAACTCTAACGTAAGGACAAATAGGCATTCAATCAATGCTTCTCGACTTGATATATTATATGAAGTAGATGGTGACTCTTCTTCTATGAAAAAATCAGGTTTAAGTTATCAGCTAGATATGGCTTTCAAGGCCATTAAGCTAAGTACTTCTGGAATTGATAGAGTATGTTTGCCATGTCGAAACAATGGCATTAAATATAGAACTGTATAAGTATGGCTGTAAAACGATATAACGCGACACTCCGCAATCTGGAATATAGGTTGCGAAGTTTTAAGGATAGCTTGCCTATGCTATTAGAAGATATTGTGCGTGACAAAGAAGATGTAATAGTATCAGCTATAGCAGATGACCAGTTATATCGTCGTGGTATCAACGGTAGAGGTGAAAAGATAATGGATTATATGCCATACAAGCCTAAAACCATACAAATAAAAAAGAAAAAAGGTCAGCCTACTACAAGGGTCACATTACGAGATACAGGTGCTTTTCACGAGTCTATGTTTGTAGTATTTGACTCAGAAGGTTTTTATGTGACCGCGAGTGATGAAAAAACACCTGAACTTATTGAGAAATATGGTGAAGAGATTTTTCGCTTAACAGATAAAAATTTTACCAGAATAATTCGTTCTCACATAAGAAAAGAATTAGTTAAACGATTAAAACAGGCAATAAGGAAATGAAGGAAAACTCAGTACAAATAAGATTTAAGGAAGACCCTGTATTGCTTGATAAGATATTACAGGATATGCAAAAGTCACTTATGAACAGACTTAAGTGGCTTAATTGTGCATTTGGTAGAGCATATAAGCTTGTAGAACATAGGCCAGATGGTAATAAGTTTATATATCCTGCGATGTATAACGGCAATGGAGAATATGTGTCACTTTTACCGAATGATAACTTTGGCAATTTTTCATGGTTTGATATTTATGACCCACAAAAGATTACTGAAGTAGTTCAATCATTGCCACAATATACTTTCAGCGGGGCCATTATATTCTGGTATGACCTCAGTAGCATTTATGAAGATGAAACTGTTATGCATACAGAAGAAGTAAAAGATGAAATTATGCGGGTATTAACTACTCCAGGTCTTATTACTACAACCGGTAAGCTTGTTATAAATGATATATATGAGCGCTTTGAAAATATATACAAAGGTTATTCAATAGAGAAAATCTATAATAACTATACTTATAAAGGAGAAGGTATACAAGATATTGATAAACAATTCTTCATGTACCCTTATGCAGGAATACGAATTGAATTTACTTTAACAACTAGAGAATTATGTCAACGGTATATTTTATAACAATGCTTTCGGCTTTAATATATATAGCCTTAGCAGCAGCATTTAATATTTTGCTAATTGGAAAACTCGGTGTGCGCGATGAGATAATTACCAGGGCTCCTAAGCTTATTTCTCAATTATTCGATTGTGACTTTTGCTTAAGCTTTTGGACGTCGCTTATTCTCGCTATCATTCTCGCTATTTTCTTTAATGAGATGAGTATTATACTTATTCCTATCATATCAACCCCTATAACGCGAATTTTAATATGAAAAACCTGATAGTAAATAAAAAAGTCGTACGGGTATATGACAGCATAGATGAAATGCCTATTGTAAATTTTCAGAAGTACAATAAGTATTTGCTTATAGACTCTGGAATTGGCTCAGATGCAGATGATATTGATGCCCATATAACCCGTGTTGCTAAATTCATTAAAAGCAATAATGCCAAAAAAGCTTTGCAAGAACTGCAAAACATGAGGCAAAATATGTATATGGTGAACAATGAAATTTCACCGAGATATTTAGCTTTTGCAGCTCTTATCCACAGCATAGATGGCGAAGAAGTTAATGATTTGTCAGACGATGGACTTAAAAATATATTGGCAAAGCTTAAAGAAATAAAGCATTCAAAGATTATAGATTTTTTGACTTGGCTTAAAAAAAAAGTAACCACCGAACTTGAAATGTACTTTCCAGGAGATTTTGTAAATCCAAAGGAAAAAGATGCATACGATAAGTTAAAGCAAAGAACACTTCTTGTGTTGGACTCTATGATAAATGACACAGATAACTCTGAACAGATAGAAACCATAGATATGATAATGCTTAATATGCATTCTCCAAAATCATACATAGGAAGTGAGTCTGTTGAGATAAAATATGATAAGCAATTTGAAAGTACTTGTCTTTTGATAGCTCAAAAAACAAGTATGGATGCTAAAAAGATGACAGTACTTCAATTCTATAATGCTGTTGATAATATAAAACAGCAATTAGAGGCAGAAAGCAAGAGTGTTAAACGGCATAAAAGGAAATAATTATGGCTGAAGACGATAAGATAAAATATAGCGATATAATTGAGCCGGATGACTCGATTGAAAAGCTTGTCAAGCAACTTGGCGAGCTCAATCAGTCATACGAGACAATGGTAAATGCTATCAGAGCAGGCGCAGATAGGATTGTACATTCTGTTAAGTCTGCTAGTGGAGCTACAAGTGAAGGGCGTAAAGCTATCGATGAAGCAACAGCATCTACGTCAAGACTTGAAAGAGCCCAGAATGAGCTTAAATTAGCTTTATCTGATACAGGTAAACAGATTGCTTGGCTTAAAGCACAAACTTCAGATGCTAATAGAGCAACTGTAGAACAGCAGCGTTATATTAAGCAAGCTATATCTTCTTATGACCGCCTTAAGTCTGACCTAAAGCAAACAGTTGAGCTATATAAATCTTTAACTGCAGCTGAAAGAGCAGATAGCGAAATGGGGCAACAGCTACTCAATGATATTCTTAATTTGAAAAATCAGATTAAGGTTCTTGATGACCAAATGAAGCCTCATATCCAAACTCTGTCTGAAGTAGAAAAGGCAGAGCAAAGATTAGCTTATTTACAGTCAGATGAAGGCAAAAGATTACTTGAGTTGAAAGCTAAGATTGCTGAGCTTACTTCTGCTAGAAAACAGCAGAAAGCTACAGTAGACCCACTAGCTCAGGCTCAAGAGAAACTTGCCTATGCTCAGTCAGAAGAAAATCAACAGCTTAAACTCTATTCAACTCAAATACGAGAAGCAAATCAGATTGCTCAGTTACAAGCTACAATTGCTAATTCCGCAGAAGGTTCTTATAATAGGCTTTCAGCTCAATATGCATTAAATAAAATACGACTTAATCAGATGTCTGCAGCTGAAAGAGAGGCTGCTGACTCTGGTAAAAAGCTTGAAACTGAAACAAATGCAATTTATCAGCAAATGATAAAATTGCAAGAAGCAACAGGTAATTATAGATTGTCTGTAGGTCATTATCAAAAAACATGGGATGGTTTAGGCATTTCTATTTCTCAAGTAGTACGAGAATTACCTGCTGCAGCTGTATCGCTTAATACATTCTTCTTAGGTATATCGAATAATATACCTATGGTAGTTGATGAAGTTAACAGATTACGTGCTCAGAATAAACTTTTACAAGCAGAAGGTAAAGCAACTGTAAGTGTAACAGGCTCAATAGTTAAAGCTTTGTTTAGCTGGAATACTGTGCTTGTTATACTGCTTACCGTATTTTCCATGTTTGGCAAACAGATTATAACGTGGGTTGGTAATCTTTTCAAAGCAAAAAATGCTGTTATATCTACAACTGAGGCTCTTGATAATATAGCTAAAGAACTTGAAGATACTAATAGTAGCTACGGTAATAACATTGTAAAACTAAAACAGCTACAACAGGAATGGAAAAATCTTGAAACTACTGCTAAGAAAGACCAGTGGATTAAAGATAATAAATCTAATTTTGACCAACTTGGAGTATCTGTTAATAATGTAACAGATGCTGAAAACATATTTGTAAATAATACTGAAGCTGTAATTAATGCTCTTAAATTAAGGGCTAAAGCTGCTGCTGCTCAAAAGTTAGCTGCTGATGAGTATGAAAAAGCTTTAATTGCTAGAAATAAAGCAGAAACAGAAGCAGGTAAAGGTCCATCTGGTTGGGATAAATTCAAAAACTGGTGGGTACAATCTAGTTTACGAGCTACTGATGAATTTGGTGTAGGACCATCTGCAGCTAATTTACAGGTAGCTGACCAGGTATCTGCAGAAGATTTTAGGCAACAAAGAATTAAAGACCTTAACGATGAAGCAGATGCTGCAGAGAAAACAGGAGATGCGTATTTTGATTTAGCAGCTGGATATGAAAAAGCTGCTAAAGCTCAGCTTGAAGCTGCTGGTATAGAAGGAAAACATAAAACTACCAAAACACGTACTCGTACACGAGAACCGCGTGATTTAACTCGTACTATAAACCAGAATGATATAAAAATACAAAGAGAGTACGAGGAGAGTGTAACTGAATTACTTAAAGATGAATATGCTAAAAGGCGTAAAGCTGCAGCTGACCAGGTTCAGGATGAAAATAACAAGCTTCGCGAGATGTATCGTCTCAATGAAGAATATGTTAAAAATGTAGATGGAAAATATAAAAAGCTTACAGAAGACCAAAAGAAACAAATTGATAGGCAGCAAGAGCTTATAACTAAGACTATTGCTAATAACTTACGAGCATTAGACCTTCAGTTACAACAAATTCAGAATGAGCAAAAAGTTGCTTCTTTGCAGATGCAGCGTAATACTATAAATCCTACTGATACTAGCACAGCAACTGAAGCAGCTCAAAATCAAGAGTCTACTGTAACTACCAATGTAGTAGTTACGCGCGACGCTTCTCAAATGGAAGCCTCATTAGTAGAAGAGCGCAAGCTTATGGAAGAAAATCTTGATTTGGAATATGCTTTGATACTTGATACTAATAAGAGATTATTAGAGGCAGGAGATAACCAAGCTCGTTCTGAAGAAGAAATACTTATTGAGCTCAACAAGAAAAAACTTGAGCTGTGGAGTGAATATGACCAGAAAATCTTAGATGCAAGAGAGCGTGATATTGAAAATCAGCTCGAGCTTGTAAAGAAGGGCACAGAAGAAGAGTTACAGCTATTATTACAGCAAAATGAAGTACGTAGGCAATTAGCTTTAGCACAAAATGCCGCTAAACCTGCAGAACAGCAGGTAAGTACATCTGTAATAAATGCACAATTTGATAAGTCTGCAGCTCAAACTAAAGGGTCATTCCAAATGACTAGCTTTGATGAGCAACAAGCCCTTGATGAAGCTGTATTTAATGAAGTTAAGCGTAGCGAAACTGAGATAACTCGATTTAAGCTTGAGCAAGAAAAAGCTAGATGGCAAGAGCAAATACGCTTAGCAGAAGCCGGTGGATTGGATTGGAGTCAAGCTCAAATAGACGCTGCAAAATCTATTGTAAAAGGCATTGACCGAGAATTGTCTGAGCTCGACAACTTTGTTGCTAATATAGGCAAAAAAGGATTAGGCGGTGCTTTGCTTGAGAAACTGGGTTTTGGCGATGACCAAATCGACGCTCTAAAAGATGCTGTAAATATAGTAATAGAACAGCTTCAATCCATTATGGATGCTGAAGTTGAATTGGCTGAACAAGCTGTAGAGGCAGCAGAAGAACGAGTAGAAGCTGCACAAGAAGCCTATAATGCAGAAGTTGAAGCCCGTAATAATGGATATGCTAATAACGTTGCTACGGCTAAGAAAGAACTTGAACAAGAAAAGAAAAATCAGCAAGAAAAGCAAAAAATGCTTGAAGCTGCTCAGCGGCGTCAAGAAAATCTTAATAGTATAATTCAAGCCTCTTCACTTATCACTGCATCTGCTAATCTGTGGAGTTCATTCTCTTCAATTCCTATTGTTGGCCCAGCTCTTGCATTAGCTGCTATTGCCACGATGTGGACTTCATTCGCAGTAGCCAAAATTAAAGCCAAACAAGTAACAGCGAGCCAATCTGATGAATATGGGGAAGGAGGTCTTGAGTTCTTGGAAGGAGGCTCTCATGCATCAGGTGATGACATCGATTTGGGCGTAAAGAATAAGAAGAAGCATAGAATGAAAGCTGAAGGTGGAGAAGCACTCGCTATTATAAGTAAGAAGCGAACTAGGAAATATAAAAAGATACTTCCGGATGTTATTAATAGCCTAAACAAAGGAACATTTGAAGATAAATATCTTAATGCATTTGCCAGTTCAGATGGGCAAAGTATTTCTCTTAATTCCAATGGAAACATGGACCTTTCAAAAATAGAGGATGATGTGAGAAGTATTAGAAAGCAGAATGAAACAAAGTATTATACTATGCCAAATGGTATAGTCGTGATACAGCATAAAAATGTTAAGCGTATAATCAAAAATTAAAAACTATGGTACTTCCTAAATATAATTTTTACGTTGGCTTTCATAAGTATGGATTTATTGTAAATTCAGGCTATGACATAAATAAAGACACAGGAGACTATTATGTTAATGAAAACATAATTGCTTCTAGCACAATAGATGTAAAAAAACAATGTAATTACATATATTTTGATGCTATACAAGGTCAAGCATCTAGTTTTTATAACTGCGGGTTATATTATTATGATAAGGATAATAATTATATAGGATATTATACATATAATCAGCGCTTAAATTCTGGCAATATAGGAGATGCAGTAGGGCATTCTATTGTAGAAATTCCTGATAATACTGCTTATATTGCATATACATATGCAAAAGATGATAATGACTTCAAAGAATCTATAAATAATACTAAAAGTCCTATATATGAATTAAAGTTAATAACACTTCATTACAAAGAACTCAGCAAAAAATATGCTAAAGAAAACGGGCAAGAGTTTTTCAGAGAATCATTAGATGGAAAATTAAATGTATTCGGAAATGACTATGAATTTATAAATGGCTTCGACTTAGAAGATAGTGGTATATTTATTATAGAAAAATACGATGAGAATTCTATAAAACCGAGAAGATATTCTGTATATTATAAAGGCGAATTTAATAAAACTGATTGTAAATTCGACAAGTCTAAAAAATCATGTGAACTTAAGACAACCGCTATTGACAATTATACTAATATATTAAATGGCTATGAGAATACATATGACCTCATAAAATTAGCTCCTGAAATAGAAAAAATAAACATGTCTATAAGGCCATTGATACAGATATATGTAAGAGGAGCATCGTCTATTTCTAATTTTTTAGGAGGAACTTATTGGGAAGTTGATACTAATGAAGTAGTAGATGACCATTCTAAACTAGTAAATGATTTACATTTTTCATTTATTAGGTCATGCAATGAAATGCATGTGCATGGCTCATCTATAATAGGTCTCGAAGGCACTTATGCAGGCACTAGTAATAACTATATATGTGAGAGTGGCTATTATTCTATATATGCAGATATATCTGAATCATTTTTAGGATTTGCGCGTGTATACATAAAAAGAATTTCTGATGGAAAAATTATGTTCAAATCTGAAAATGACATAAAAATATCATATGCAGGTAGTACATCTGAAATTAGCAATGATAGATTATATATACCGCCTGATACTGGTGATATAAAAATGATTCCAGTAGCAGAAGGGTTAAGTGAAAATCCGGTTATAAGTAATATATTTGCCTACATATTATATAGACGAATTTTGCTAAATGCAGATTCTATAGAAGATTCAGAAGGAATAAAAAGTACGTATGATATTCCAATTAATGACATATCAGATAGTTCTAATTATAAAAAATGTATAGGACTTTCTGGCTACGCATTTATATACTGCAAAGCTATATATTCTTCTGTACCAACTAGATACGGCTTAAATGACCATGGTCAGTATTTTACGAATAAATTTATACCATCATCAACAGGAATAGGAAGGCCTATACCTATTTGTAGAAGCCAATGGGTTAATGCGTCTATATGGTATGTATATGATACCCAATATTATGCGCTAGAAGAAAAATTAAGAAGCAATATAGTACTCAAGGATAGTTATTCTATAGCGTCTGTTATAAAAGTTCTTCTTAATAAAATAGATTCTTCAATCAAGCATGAAGCTACACCAGAATATAGCCGTTTCTTATATGATGAAACTGTGCCTATTAGTATGAATAGGTTTTATGTGTATATTACTCAAAAAACAAATATTTTAAAAGGGCAATATGACCAGCCAGCACAAAAAGCAGAAATATCATTCAGCGATGTCATGAAAATGTTGCGTGATTGCTTTAGATGCTATTGGTACATAGAGAATAATAAATTAAAAATAGAGCACATAAGCTTTTTTATGAAAGGTGGTTCTTATTTAAATAGTAGTGCTATACAACTGGATGCTACAAAATTAACTGACCAGTTTAATAAAAAATCAGTATCATATTTCCAATCAGAAATAGAATATGATAAATCTGAGCTTAATTCTCGGTATGAATTCGGGTGGATGGATAATGCGGCCGAAGCATTTGGAGGAATCACAATAGATGTAAATTCTAACTATGTACAAAAAGATAAAAATGAAGAAATAAATATAAGCCGGTTTTCATCTGATGTAGATTATATGCTACTTAACCCTTCTGATTTTTCAGAAGATGGCTTTGCATTATTATGTCCTGTAAAAAGCAATTCTGTTTATACACTGCCAATTGTAGAATCAACTCTCGTAGATGAAGACAATAATAATTATAAAATAGTGGCTCAGAATTGGTATGCGTCATGGCCATACTTATTACGATTTTATATGTATGATATGCCAGCACATAATATTGAGTGTAATGCTCTAGATAGTTTAACTGTCAGTGGCATTAAGCTATGTATGGAGCACTCTATAGAAATTCCTATAAAAGAAGATTTAGATGTAAAAAAACTTATCAAAACTACCATAGGAAATGGTAAAATAGATGAGTATTCTGTGAATGTTGATACTAGAATGGCAAAGATAAAATTAGTATATCAGCCTCAATAGAGTTAAGCATTAAAAATTGTTAATAAATTTTCTTTTTACGGAGATTTTTATTATATTCGCAATATGAAGTTAGTAAATAATAACATATCACCATTGCCATTTTACGATAATCTTGTATTGCAAAATCATCGTAAAGATTATGCTTTTGGTCAAGTTTATCCGCTAATAACCTATAAGAATATGTTATTGCCTTTTCAAGTAGTTCTTGCTAATGGAACATCTATAAACTGGGTGAGATTATATAATTTCAATACAGGAACTTACACCGCTATAACAACAAGCATGAAAGAAAATGGCCTGACTATCAAGCCATATACTGGCTTCAAGCTTCTTAAATATCCTGGTACTCTTCCTATAGTTGAAATAAAGCATGAAGGTTTATATTATTTAGCGATTTCAATATCAGGTTTAGGAACTATATACTCTGACGTATTTACTGTAACTAATAAAGTAGATGATTATCTGCTTCTTGAGTATTACAATTCATATAACTTTGAGCTTAAAAATGGCATAGTAGATTTTTCTGATAATTTCAAATTTAGGTGCTACTTAAATACACAAATTGGCAAACCTGAATATGACTTTGAAGAAGAAGCTACTGAGCGGATGGGCTATACATTTATTGAGAGCCAAGTAAGCAAAAAGATTTATAAGTTTACATTCGTAGCTCCTGAATATCTATGTGATGCACTTAGAATTGTAAGACTATGTGAAAGCAAACGAATTACAAGTAAATTGCAAACCTATGATTTGACTACATTTAGCATGGAGCCTGAATGGGAAGACCAAGGAGATTTAGCGTCTGTAGAATGTGAATTTGAGACAGATACTGTGATTGCCAACATCGGAGGCTATGAGCCTGAATTACTAGGCGGTGATTTTAATGATGGTTTTAATAATGATTTTAAAACAGAATAATATATGGCAAATTGGAGTACTTTAAAAGCAGCAATCGCTAATATCATAAAGACTAATGGAAATCAAGAAATAACAGGACAACTTCTCCAGAATGTACTTAATAATATAGTAAGTTCTGTAGGAGAAAATTCTACATTTGCTGAAATTGCTACTCCTGCTACTAATCCCGGTGTGCCTGATGGTCCTGTATTTTATTTTGCTAATGAACCTGGCGTATATAGCAATTTTAGTAGTATTATAATAAGCTATTATGGCATATATATATTATACAATGATATGAATAATAGCTGGAAAAGCATTAAATTATATGAGTGCTTACAAGGGTTAGGTACCTCTGTACAGTTTCCTATTAGCCAGCAAGCTATTACTAATCTTTTAAGCAATTTGCAAATTGAATTTATAAAACGTCTTCAGGGTACTTCAGAGGACAGCGACGCGCTTCACGACCCGCACAAATGGTTGGGGAGCATGACGAGCGAAGAAGAAATGAACACGTTGCTGGACGGGCTTCATACTTCCGGCGCGGAGGGCATTGCGAAGGCGGGATATTTCAGGGGTGATATCACGGGTACTCCTTTCACGGTGGAGAATATCCCGGTAGGGTATAACACGGACACATGGCTTCAGTCGGTGCGGGGATACTTCAAGCCGGCCGATTCGGGAAAAAGGTTGACGCGTTCGGGCGAGGAATACGCCGTGCTTTGGCGCAAGTGTGCGAAGGGCGCGTGGGGCGTTTGGGAAAGACTCGGTGGCGGCGTGGGCCGGTCGGCGGATGGCGTGACCGGCGG